AAAATAATATTTTTTATGATGTAATGTTGTAGTTGTGCGAGATGCTACGAAACCTTTATATTTGACAACAGATAAAGTAAAGAATCAACAGTCGGTTCACATATTAATTCCCAAGTGTCGGAATGAGTTGAGTATTTTCTACTGACAACTTTAAAATTAAGATGTGTAGAATTTCTAATCGTTTTATATTGTTTATCTTTAAACCACGGTTTAATTCTAAAAGTAGCCTTCATAAAATCCTCTACACAAGTTTCTATTTCATCGCCAATTAAAGGCACGTAATTTAATTCTTTACATTGATTTAAAACGAACATTTTTTCGTTTTTTCTATCGCATCTAAACCATACTTTTGACATAATTTTTAATTTTTAATTGTTAATATTTAAAAGCACCATCGCACAACAGCGTGTTTGCAAAAAGGCGAATTTAGGTTCAATTTAATGGTCTGTGTGTGTTTTTAAGTTCAGTAATAAACTGAAAGTTTAGGTGTACTTTTTCGCCTCTTCGCAAACACACGACGCGTTATAAGTAACTTTACTCAACATTGCGGTTAAAAATTCCGTTATCAACAATATCTAAATCAGAATAACAAAGATAATGCCTTATAATTTCTTTTTGACCTATAACACGTATATCAATATGCTCAAATTTATCTACTCCTAAAACTTTTTTCATACCGGCTTTTACATCAACTTTTGAAGAAGCTAAAAAACCATTATTGTAATATTTAATAAATTTCAGTTTATGTAATTTGCAATATTCTTTTATTTTTACTTTTAACATTTCTTTTTTGTTTATTATTTCTAATTCTTTTTCAACTTGTTTTTCTATTGCAGGATTACCGTTTTTTTCTAACCAATCTGTAATCATATTATTTTCTGAAAAATCCATAATAAAAGCTACTTATAACATCGGTTTTGTTCAATGCCTTCTCTTGGGTATTATCGGAAGTGTTTTTGCTATTCATAAGTTTGTTTTTTATTTGTGAACTTCAGTTTTGAATTACGGCACTGAAATAAAGCCGAGAACCGTTATGCAACAGCTAACTCGACACCGTTTAAAAAGAAAATCAAATTTTGTAATTCGTGAACGTATTTGCGTTTACCAAACTCCCAACTATCTGAAATTCTAATGCAATTATCGTCTAAATCATAAGCTACACTTCTATCTAAAATAAACCAACGATAAGAAGTATCATCATCTCGGACAAATCCCATTTTTTCAAGCCATTTTTCGTTTAATTCAATTGGTTTTAAAGATGTAAAAGGTATTTCTCCAGTAGTAGAGTTAAAAATATCTTGATTTTTACTGCAAATTGATTCAACTAAAATAGGTTTCTCATCATACAAATCAGCAAAAACTATATTGCCAATTCTTAAATCTTGTGGTAAAATAGCCGATTGCATAACAGCGGTTTTGTCGCATTGTGGCACTTTGGTATTTTTTGTAAGTTCTGTCATAATTTTAAAATTTGGTTATTATTTGTTAAGTTTGGTCTTAAATCGCCACAACGACGACAAAGCCACAAAACGTTAGCAGTAATACTAACCAATCTTTACTAAATCAAGCTTTGTTTCTCCGTATTGTCTATTAATTAATAAATGAAGTAATCGATATTCAGGAACTTCGTAATATTCTCCATTAACTAATATTTTATCACAAGATAACATTTGTATCATTGTTTTTTTATCTAACCTAAAATAAGCCGATAATACTATTTTTGTTTCAAGTTTTTCTTGAATTTCTCTGTAGAAAGTCAAATCTAAAGTACTACTGCTAACATCGGTTTTATTCAATGCCTTTGCTTGGGTATTATCGGATGTGTTTTCGCTATTCATAAGTTTAGTTTTAATTTGTTAATTTCAGTTTTTAATAACGGCACTGAAATAAAGCCGAGAACCGTTAGTGGCAACCGTAGGACACCCGACACCGAGCATCCTACGAACCACAATTAGTTACTGTTTGAAAGAAAACTTTTCACCAAGTAACTCAATTCTTTGTCCAAGTATTTGTAAATACTCGTTCATTAATCTTGACTGTTTGTAAAGCAAATCTTTGTTTTGCCTGTCAAGGTCAACAAATTTTTGCGTTCTCATAAAGTCGTTTAAGGCGTTTGTTTTTGTCGCCAACTCTTGTGCTTCAATTAGAAGTCTGTCGAAAAATGTATTTTCCATTTTATTTAATTGTGGGTTTTATAAAGGTCGCCCAAACCTGTATCGTGAAAACGGCAGCCACTAACACGGGTTTGGCAAAATGGCTGTTCAGTAATTCTATTTAACATTCGTTTTTAATTTTAAAGTTTAGTAATTCTATTTAGTTTCAGGTTCAGCCACTTCGCCAAGCCCGATAACGTTACCCAAATATCAAATGGATTTCTACTCCGTTAGCATTTCCTTTTAATTCTTTTTTACCTAAAATCTTTGCGTAATTATACGCTGGTAATAATGGATTTTTTGACTTTACCTGTGCGTTAATTGTTTGCGGTGTTTCTCCAACAAGTTTTGCGAATTGATTTTTATTTTTCGCATTTTCTGAAATTAGTTTCTCTAATATGTTCATTTTATTTCTTTTTAAATGTTTCTTTGTAATATTGTTCATCTTCATCATTAACACAAGTAAGTTTGTGTTCATCATATCCTTTACGATTACCCCATTCAACTGCATCAATTATCTGTTGCTTTTCCATTTCTTTGGCGTGGTAAAAATCAACTGGTGTTAATTTACCATTAGAGTTGTACTGATTCTCTAAAAATCCTACTGCTGTTTGTTTCATATCTTATTTAATTTAGTGTGACAATCTTTGCATCTATAATACTTCTTTTTATAATTGTAAGTCCATCGGTGCTTACAAAATAGTTGTTTAAAAAATTCAATTATTTTCATTGTTATTTTCTTTTAATTCATTTGACCATTCTATTATATATTGTTCAATCGTAATAGGATGCCAAGTTAACGCCACAAGGTGCGATTTAAAAGCATCAAATAAATCTTCTAAAGATACATCTGAATGTTTAAACTCTGTGATGTATAACTGGTCTTTTGTTTCTGTTGTGATTTTCATATAATTAGTTTTGATTTATGCAAATATATAAATAACTTTTTTAATAAAAAAATTTTTTATAAAGTTTTTTCGTTATACATTTGCAATATCAAAATCAAACAATATGAAAACAATTATCTTTTTATCAGTTGCAACTATCGGAATGAGTACCGATAATTTTATAGTAATGTCAGGTGCATTACTTATATGTGGAATATTAATCTTTAAAAAACAATAACATGAAAACACTTTGGGAACGATTATCAGGAGAACAGCAGTTAGTACTTCTTGAACAACAAACTACTTATCCATCTTTGTATGGTAGTATTATTTCAGATTTAAAAGATACTAACGGATGGCATACATTAAGCGTAGATACTGCAAATCATTTAATTAATGATTTAACAAAAGAAAGAACTGATTTTATGACCGATTTATATAACATATTTAGAAATGAAGAAGTATAGAGTTTATTACTGGAAATATAGAAATGATGAGTATCAAGATTTTGAAGTAGAAATATACGCTTCTAATTTTGATGAAGCATATAAGGCTTTTAGAGAGGCTTTTAGATTAGTGAAAATTAGAGATATAAGAGAAATATGTTAAGATTTTTAAAACAGTTATTTTGTAAGCATCGATTTGCCTATAACTACAAAAGAAAATATTATAGATGTAAAAATTGTCACCTTAAAATAGAATAATATGAAACTAACAATAGAAGTAATAGACGGAAAATGGCACGTAAATAAAAAATTACTGCACGAGTTAAATCCAAACGAAAAAAATGCTCTCGACCAATTTATAAAATCATACGAATAATGAAAACACCTACATTAGAACAAGTAAAAGAGTATTTTAAAAATGCTAAAGAAGTAATTGGTGTAGATGGCACATACGCTACTTTTAAATTTCAAGACAAAAGAGGAATACATGAACACAATAATAGTTTTTGGGTATTTGCTGAAAATGGTAATTGTTTGTTGTGGGATTTTAATTCAAAAAAATACGCAAATATAATATCTTCCAAAAATAAATTAGAAACACCGAAACACTACGATAATAGTAAAGGTAGTATTTACCAATTTTGCGAAAATAGAAACCTTAATTCTTACGAATTTGATATTATTAAAAGAGTTGTAAGATGTCGCAAAAAAGGAAACTTTAAAGAAGATTTACAAAAAACAAAATATTTAATAGATTTATATTTAAGTGAGTATGATAACTAAAGATTTACAACTTAAAACTATTGCGGTTTGCTCCGATTTACTTTTAGAAGCTATTGATGATGGCAGACCGCTTAACGAAAATGGTATACTTTTAAAACAACTACTCGAAAAGCAATTAGAGGCTATTTACAGCCACGAAGTAGTAAGAAATAACCAAGCGTACCAAGAAACAAAAAACAGGGTTTTATACAACATTAACGCACATTTTAAAATATGAAGATATTAAATTTATATGCTTGTTTAGGTGGTAATCGTTACAAGTGGGACGAAGTAGCAAAAGAAGCTAATATTGAAATAGAAGTTACTGCTGTTGAATTAGATGAAGAAGCTGCTAAACTTTACCAGGAGCGTTTTCCAAATGATAAGGTAGTAATTGCAGATGCACACCAATATTTGTTAGATAACTTTAAAGAGTTTGATTTTATTTGGAGTTCTCCACCTTGCCCAAGTCATTCAAGAGCAAGGTTTGCAAGAAAAAATACTACAACAGCTATATATCCTGACTTAAAATTATACGAGGAAATATTATTTTTAGACAATTATTTTGATGGTAAATATTGTGTAGAAAATGTAATTCCTTTTTACGAGCCATTAATACCAGCTAAAAAAAGAGGTAGACATTTATATTGGACTAACTTTAATTTACCAACTGATTTAAAAGAAAGAAAGTCATCAATAATGGAAAGTAAAGACGAAGTATCTCAATGGTGTAAATTTCACGATTACGATTTTAAAAAATACAAAGGTAAACAGTCAGTTCAAAAAATGGCACGTAATTTAGTAGACTATGAAGCCGGGAGAACAATTTTCGAAACATTTTTAGGAATAATAAAAAAATCAAACGTTAAACAAACTGAACTATTTTAATTATGAAAATGACCTTATTAAAAATGTCAAACGAATTAGGAGTTGACAGAGTAACACTAAAAGAAATTGCAAAAGCACACAAATTAGAATATATTGAAAGGGATGGAATGAAATTTTACAATGCTTTTGACCTTCAAAGATTAGTAAAAAACACAACAGTTACAATTTATAGACCTGTTTACATTACAGAAACATACCACATTTACGAATCAAAGATGAATTATGAAACTAAATAAAATTATAAAGGAACTCCAGCAAAAAAGCGGAATGAATCAGCGAGATTTTGCTAAACATTACGGAATAAGTTACTCAACTTTAAACCACGTTATTACAAGCGAAAACCGATGTGGTATTGATTTCTTCGAAAAGGTATTAACAAAAATGGAATTAGATTATTATGTCGAAATTAAACAAGCGTAAAAGCATAGTATTAGTAGGTAAGCGAATTCCAACAGCCTACGAAATTCAAAAAGAAACTACTTTAAAAGCTAAAGAAGTTTTAGAGAAAACAAAAGAAATGGATCATATAAAAAATAAACCTGTACGTTATGACATTAAGAGAAAAGTTTAAACCAAAAGTAAGTATTAATACATATGGAGAGGCTGGAAGATATGCAAAAGAATGCGAACAAATAGCAGACGATTACGCTATTGAAATGTTAGAAAGTTATCACAATAGCTTATTTAATATTCCATTAAAAGAAGGAGAGGCAAAAGAAATATTAAAACATTTAAAGAAATGAAAACACCCGAACTACGCTTTGAACAAATAAAAAGAATTATGCGTAAACTCGAAAAAAGAGGTCAGAATAACGAAAAAATTAATAGTGAATATAAAAAACTTTTGAAAGATGAATTTAACAGATAAAATAACAATAACAAACGAAGATAATATGTTATTAATGGCACGTTATCCTGATAACTATTTTGACTTGGCTATTGTAGATCCTCCTTATGGAATAGGTATAGATGGGCAAAAGAAAAGTATTAATAAAAATCCTAAACATAATAGAAAAGAACACGCTCAAAAAAATTGGGATAACTCAATACCTAATAAAGAATATTTTGATGAATTAAAAAGAGTTAGTAAAAATCAAATTATTTGGGGTGCAAACTATTTTACTGAATATTTAAAACCTACAAAAGCTTGGATATTTTGGTATAAAGGTCAAAGAGATTTAACAATGAGTGATGGAGAAATGGCATGGACTTCTTTTGATACAGTTACAAGGCAATTTGAATTAAATAGAGCTTCTTTAATTTCTCAAAATACATTTCATCCAACAGAGAAGCCATATAAACTTTACAAATGGATTTTAGACAAATACGCAAAAGAAAACGATAAAAGAGTAATTAACTTCTACTATAAAAGAGGCGTGAATTCTGAACGCATAAATACACTATATAAAAAAATATTAAAAAATAGATGAAAAAAGTAATATGGAGTTTATTTGATTCTGAAACAGCTATAACTCAACAATTAAATTCAGATGAATATATTGTTTATTCAATAGGTTTACCGAGTTCATCAGCTGTAACTGATAACTTTATTAAAATGGATTTAAGTAAAAGAAGTTGTTTAACTAAATTAGAAAAATTACCAAAACCTGATATTATTTTTGCAAGTCCACCTTGCGAAACTTGGGTTAATATGAATATTTGTATTGTAAGATATTATAAAAGAAATTACAATGAATATAATTTGTACTGGCAAAAAAATTTTAAACCAAATAACTTTGCAAAACACCATAGAGATAATCGTTTGTTAGGTCAAAAAACAGCTTTTTATACAGCGGAAATAATAAAAAAGTTTAATCCTAATTTATGGTGCATAGAAAACGGAGCTACAAGTTTAATATTTAAGTATATTAATAAAATTAATAAATTAAATGGTTATAAGAACCTTTTATATTATGATAATTATGATTCAAATTTTTCTTTAAAACCTACTTATATTTTTAGCAATAAGAAGTTATTATTGAAAAATAATAGAAATAAAATAAAAAATAATAAAAATAAAATAGCATATAGTTCAATAGATAAAAACAAAAAAAAAATTTATAAAAAAGACTATTGCGAGCGTTCAAAAGTTCCTATTGAATTGTATAAACACATATTAAATATTTATGAAGGTAAAGAACAATTAAATTTATTTTAAAATATTACATAAAAAAGTATAAAATAACAAAATAATGTTATATTTGCATAACTTTAAAAATCAAAATTATGGGAGCAAACTCAAACTTATTCCTGATGTTACAGGAGCAATCGGTAGAAACTAATAATTTTCTACCTTCAAAAAAAGAAATTCAACTTTCTGCAAAATCATTTGTTAGTAATCTTTTAGATGCTGGACAAACCGATAAAATGGAACTTTACGCACAAGCTGTAAGAATTAACGAAGCGTTACAAATCGTAACAGATGAGTTAAAAAATTCAATTCCGCAAGAAAACTTTGAAGCGTTTGGAATTAAAGGAACTTACCGAAGTGGTGGAGAGTCTTTAAATTACAAAGAAGATTACGTTTATGCTGAATTAGAATCTAAATTAAAAGAACGTGCTGAACTTATTAAAGTAGCTACAAAGTCAAAAGACACTATTTACGATAGTGAAGGTGTTGAAGTAACGAAAGTAAGTAGCACACAAAGAAAGTCAAGTTTGGCTATTAGTTTTTAGTAAAATAAATTTTACTATTACTTTTTAATTTTGTATATTTGATAAATAATATTAACCGATGCAAGGTTTGAGCATCTTAATTTCAGACCATAAATAAATAAATATTATGAGTACTTCAAACAGACGTGGTGCATTTTCTCAACCACAAAGCAACCCCGCAACTAAATTCTTTGATTGGAAATCAAATGACAAATGTTTTTCCTACTACGACAAAGAAAAGCAAGAAAATGTTTTAGTTCCGCTACCTTTTAAATTTTTAGTATTAGACGAACTTCACGCAATTAAAGGGTGGAACGATGCAACTTCAAGCGGTATTTTTTCAAACGAAGTAAAATTCATTTCTAAAGAGCCAATGACTGTTAAACCTTTTAAAGGTAATGAAATTGCAAAAGGACTTTATAAAGATATTAAAGAGAAAGTTCAAGCCGCTGGAGGGCATTATGTAAAATCTATTTACATTATGTTAGAAGATGGTTCACTTGCAAACATTCAGTTAAAGGGTGCATCAGTTCAAAAGTGGGGCGAATTTACAGCCAAAACAAGACAACGTTTGCCTGATGAGTGGGTAATTGTTGAAAATGTAGTTGATGGCAAAAAGGGTGCAGTTAAATTCTATACACCTGATTTTAAATTTGAGCGCTCACTTTCTGAAAGCGAAGCAGAGCAAGCTGATGAATGTTTTAATACGTTAGAAGCATACCTTAAAACGTATTTAGCAAAAGCAGAACCAGTTATTGAGGATATTGAAGTAGATGCTGAAATAATAGACAATTTAGAATTTTAAAAAAAAGGCTCGGCAAAGCTTAAACCACTCTTAACGGAGTGGTTTTGTTTTTACAAACGCAACGAAAAAACATGCTTTTTACTATACCCTTATATGTAGAAAATATATTTTTTAGGGGGGGGGTATTAAATTCAGTTTTTTTTTAAATTATCGTTGCGTTTTATTAATTTTATTTTTTAAATTATTGATAATTAGTGTATTGTATATAAACGAAATTAAACGTTTACAAATGGATATTTTTAATTTATTTTAATTACTTTTGTATTATTGGAGTGGTAGCCAATTAGTAAACTTATTATAGAACCCTGTTACCACGCAACTACCACTGCTGGTAATGGGGTTTAAATTTTTAAAACAAATTGAAATGAAAATTTTACGTACAGATGGCGGAGGTGAAAACTACGCAAATGAAAGATTAAGAACTTTAAGAAAAATGCTTTTACATTTTGAAATTAAAAACATTTATTTATTACATGACCATAAGGGAATGTTAACTGTTATTTGGGATTCAGAACCTACTTTACAAGAAAAAGAAAAAGTATCAGATGCTTGGGAGTTTTTTCATGAATATGAAATTGAACATAAAATAGTAATTTTTAAAAATTTATAATTATGATAGTTACTATTTTTAAAGATTTATTTGAATCAAAAGACGTTCCTTTTCATGAACCATTAGAAAAAGTTATAAATAGAATTAAAACCGGTAATTCAATTGAATTAATTAATAAGATAAGACTTTGTAATTCAAAAAAAGAAACAGACCCACTTAAAAAGAAATTACCTTGTATTTTATTTAATGGTACTTTCTCTGAAAGAAACTCAAACTCTCTTGTTAATCACTCAGGTTTAATGATTGTTGATTTTGATGAATACCCAAATGATGATATAATGTTTGAACATTTAGAATCATTAAAACAAAACAAACACTTTATACTTTTGTTTATAAGTCCTTCAGGAAAAGGTATAAAAGGAGTAGTTAAGGTTTCAGACGAATTAGACAAAACAACTCATCCTAAAATATTTACTCAATTTCAAGATGATTTTAATTTTGATTATTGGGATAAATCAAACTCAAATATTGATAGGGTGTGTTATGAATCTTACGATCCTAATATCTATATTAATTTTGATGCAGAAGTTTACAACCCTGAAATAAAAGACAAAGGTTATGATGTAAGAGAAAGAACTCCACTATTACCAATTAATGATGAGGAAAAAATTATTGAAAAGATAATGAAATGGGATTGGAAAAAAGATTTTAGAGAAGGAGAACGTAATTCTTTTATCTTTGATTTAGCTGGTGCGTTTTGTGAATATGGAGTTAGTCAATCAACAGCTGAAGCATATATTTTAAATAATGTTGTTATAGGAGATTTTTCAGACAGAGAAGCCACAACAACAATTAAAAGTGCATACAAGAAAAGAAACTTTGATAGTAAGTTTTTTGAAGATTACCAAAAGATTGATAAGATTAAAATAGACTTAAAAAAAGGTAAAAAAGAAGTAATAAAAAAATATGGTATATCGGAGGATACTTATGATGAATTAAAGGAAGCACAAGAACACGAAGACTTTTGGTTTTTAAACGATAAAAACAAAATATCAATAGACTTATTAAAGTATAAACTATTTTTAGAGCGTAATGGTTTTAAAAAGTTTTTCCCTGAAGATTGTCAAAAACCTACTTGGGTTAAAATTATTTCAAATAGAGTAACTGAAACTTCAGTAGAAAAGATAAAAGATTTTGTTTTAAATTATTTGTTAGTTAGGGGTGAAATAGATGTATGGAAGTATTGTGCTAACTATCCGAATTTATTTTCTGACAAACTTCTTTTAATGTTAGATAGTGTTTCTTTAATGATGTTAAAAGACACTAAGTTTAAATCTTATTTTGCTTTTCAAAATGGAATTTTAGAAGTTGACAAAAATCAATATAAATTAATAGATTATATTGATGTTAATGGGTATGTTTGGGAATCTCAAATAATTCAAAGAGAATGGTTTTCTTTAGAAGATTTTAATAATGAATATAAAACTTTTATTAGTAATATATCTAATAACGAACCATTAGCAATAGAGTGTTCAATTGGGTATTTATTGTCAACTTATAAAAATAAGATGAATAATAAGGCTATAATTTTAAATGATGAGGTTATAAGTCAAAACCCTGAGGGGGGGACAGGAAAAGGATTATTTGTTCAAGGGTTAAGACAAATGCGTAAAGTTTCAATTTTAGATGGTAAAACATTTGATGACAAAAAATCTTTTCCGTATCAAACAGTTAGTCAAGAAACACAAGTATTAGTTTTTGATGACGTTCTTAAAAATTTCAACTTTGAAAATAAATTCTCTTTAGTAACAGAGGGAATGACTTTAGAGAGAAAGAATAAAGATGCTATTAAATTAAAGGTTGAAGATAGTCCAAAGATGGTTATTAGTACAAATTACGCTATTAAGGGAGAGGGAAATTCACATGATAGAAGAAGACATGAATTAGAAATTGCTCAATACTATGGTAAAAACTTAACACCTTATGATGAATTTGGGAAACAATTATTTGATGATTGGGAATTAGCTGATTATCAAAAATTTGATAATTATATGATTTATTGTTTACAAGCATATTTTAAAAATGGACTTATAAAACAAAATTCTAAAAACTTAAAACTTAGAAAATTAATTGCAGAAACTGCAATGGATTTTTTTGAGTGGATTGAAGATTCTGAAAACTTTCCTTTAAATAAAAGAAATTCTAAAACAGAATTTTATACAAAATTTATTGAAGAGTATCAGGATTTTAAAAAATTTTTAAAAGTAAAAACCTTTACTATTTGGGTTGAGAAATATGCAAAGTTTAAAGGTTTTGAGTACAAAGAAAATAATACTAATGGCGTTCGTTGGTTTGCTATTGAAACAGATTTAATAGAAGAAGATGATAACGATATAATGTTTTAATATGGAATTGAGAGAATATCAAACAAAACTTTCAAATGAAGCTACTGAAATACTTAAACGTAAAAAGTTAGTAGCTTTGTTTATGGAAGTTAGAACGGGCAAGACTTTAACCGCTTTACAAGTTTGTAAAAATGTTAATGCAAATAGAGTTTTATTTATTACTAAAAAGAAAGCGTTTTCATCTATTGAAAAAGACTACGAAAATTTTAAGTTTAAATATGATATAACAATTGTAAATCGTGAATCATTGCACGTAATAGAAACAAATAATTTTGATGTAGTTATAATAGATGAGGTTCATGGTTATACTTCATACCCAAAACCTTCGAAATATTACAAAGATATTAAACAACGTTTTGGGAATTTACCTATGATAATGCTTTCAGGAACTCCAACTCCTGAAAGCTACTCTCAATTTTATCATTTGTTTACGCTTTCAAATCATCATCCGTTTAATGATTTTAAGAACTTTTACAAGTGGGCGAATGAATATGTAAACATAACTCAAAAGCGTTTAGGTTATGCAACGGTTAACGATTATTCAGATGCTAATAAAAAAGATTTTTGGCACTTATGTAGATATTACATTTTTACTTATACGCAATCAGAAGCGGGGTTTACGTCTAACGTTAATGAAATGGTTTTAGAAGTTGAAATGCAACCTATAATTTATAAAATAATAGATAAGTTAAAAAAGGATTTAGTTGTAACTTCTTCAATAAGTGGTAAAACAATTGTAGCAGATACCGCAGTAAAGTTGCAGCAAAAAATACATCAACTTTGTAGTGGATCAATAAAATATGATGATGGCACAACTCAAATAATAGACAATTCAAAGGCGTTATTTATTAAAGAAAAATTTAAAGATAATAAGATAGCTATTTTTTATAACTTTGTTGCTGAATTACAAATGTTAAAAGAAACGTTTGGCAATAAATTGACAACGGATTTAGATGAATTTAATACAACTGATAAATGGATAGCACTTCAAATAGTTTCAGGGCGTGAGGGTATTAGTTTGGCGAAAGCCGATGCGCTTGTAATGTTTAATATTCAATTCAGTGCAGTTAGTTACTTTCAAAGTAAGGATAGACTAACCACAAAAGATAGGCTTGTAAACAATGTATTTTGGATATTCTCAAAAGATGGAATAGAACAAAATATTTATAATGCAGTTTCAAAAAAATTAGATTATACCAACTCAATTTTTAAAAAACAATACAATGTTAGAATCAAAGATACAAACGAAAATCAAAAAGAAGTTAGAAGCAGAAGGATGGCTCGTTATTAAATTAATACGAACTTCTGTAAATGGAATACCTGACATATTAGCTTTAAAAAATGGTAAGGCTATTTTTATAGAAGTAAAACAACCTACTGGTAAAATATCGGAAGTGCAAAAATTAAGAATTAAAAAACTTCAAGAACAAGGCTTTGAAGTTAAAATATGGCAAGACTATGAATGTGATTTTAAAACTCCCTAAAGGAAAAGAAATTTATACCGATTTACGTTTGCAAGTTGGTGATACCGGTAGACCATTCCGATTAATCGGAGTAGTAAAAGAAACTCGCAAGCCTTCAAAGTGGATTAATAAGTCAGAGCATTGGCATTGGGTTTTAGAATATCGTTACACAGATAAAACACATTTGCAAGAGGGTTTCAATATTGAAATTGATTATAACAATGAATTTTTTTTATTCGAAAAAGTGATAGTTTAAAATAAATTACTATATTTACAAAAATAGCAACGTTCTTACAATGGCTTATATTTAAGATTATTAATTCAGGTTTGGCTATTCCTGATTTATTTTAAAAAAAAATACAATAAATTACGTTATACTAATATGAAAGCAACAGTACAAATATCTTTTAAAGATAAAGAAACAGGTTTACAATATAAACCCGGGCAAACATTTGAAGCGTCATCTGAACGTATCAAAGAAATTAACAAAGCACTTAAGGGAGCTTTGCAAATTATTTTAGAACCTACTCCCGAGCAATTAGATTTGGAAGTTGAAACGGAAACAATTATTAAAAAACGTAGACGCTCTAAAAAAGCATAATGTTAAACGAACTTGTAAAGTACCATAAAGAGTTATTATCTATGGCAAAGAAATTTGACCATCATAACTCCGACGACCTTTTACAAGACACTTACATTAAACTTTACGAAACAGGTAAACAATTTCACGAAATAGATTTCGGATATATTTATATCGTAATGCGGTCAATCTACATTAATAAAATCAGAAATACAAAAGAAATTCCAATAGATGACTTTAGTGTATTTGAAATATCAAATGAAGATTACCAGGAGCAGAAAATTAATTTAAACAAGCTCTCAAATGTTGAAAAGCAGTTATATTACGCTTACTTTGGTAGAAAGATTACGAATGATAAGAATGAAATAATAGCAGAAATAGATGGTGCAAACCTTTCAAAATTATCACGTGAAACAGGGATACCTTACCGAACTATATACACACGATTTCAACGTATAAAATTAAAACTATGCAAGGACTTGGAGATGCAATCAAAGTTGTAACGGATGCTTTAGGAATAGAGCAGTGCGATAATTGTCAGAAAAGACAAAGCAAACTAAATAAATTATTCCCTTTTAAGAAAGCACAAAAGCCAACTGATGAGGATATGATATTTTTAAACGATGTTTTTAGTTGGTATCAAGGTTTGCCAATTCCGAGAAGTAAGGTACAAGATATAATTTATTGCGAGGGTATTTGGTTAAGATTATTCAATGTAAAAACTGACAGCTGTAGAAGTTGTGGAGCTACATATCAAAATAACTATATGAAAGATTTGAAAAGATTATGGGAAAACACAAAGTAATATACGAAAGATATAAAGTTTACGATAATGGGAGTGTGTATGATAAACTTAAATGCAAGTTTCTTAATTATTATATAACTAAAGGAGGTTATGTAATATTTAATTTGTGTATTGGAAACAAGCATAAATCACATTATGCACATAGATTAGTTGCAGAAGCATTTATTAACAATTTAGAGAATAAAAGAACCATTAACCATAAAGACGGAAATAAACTAAATAATGATATATCTAATTTAGAATGGAATACACATAAAGAAAATATGGTACATGCGTTCAATAATGGAATAAAAAATAATGAACATTCTAAAAGAAAAATAAAAGATTTACATACAGGAGATATTTTTTTAGGTGTTAAAAGTGTATCTGAAAAATTTGGAATATCTAAATATTCATTATACAAGTCATTGTCAGGTTACAGAAATAATAATAAAAGATTTGCATATGAGTAAAAATAAATACATAGAAAATCCTGAAACATTACTTAATTTATGGAATGAATATAAAAGTTTCATAGATAGTAATCCTGATATTCAAGAAGTAGCAACTGCGAGAGGAGTAGTTGAATTAAATATAAAAAAACCATATTTAAGGCAAGGTTTTGAGAGCTATGCTTATAATAAATTAGGGCATCATATTAGCCAATATATAGACAATCAAGAAAATGCATATACTGAATTTCTTGGAGTCATTACGCATATACGCAAGGAATGGGAAAACGACCAAATAAGCGGAAGTTTAACAGGAAGATACAAAGCACCTAATTTAGTGGCACGTTTAAACGGACTAACTGAAAAGCAAGAAATCAAACACGATATAACATCATTTGAATTTGGGAACGATTAAAGGTTACAATCCACACGATAAGCAAAAGTTAATACATCACTCGATAAATAAAGAAGAATATAAGTACTATATTTTAAATATTGGTAGACAGTTCGGAAAATCGATGTTAGGTATTAATCAGTTATTGTATTGGGCAATAAATGATAAAGGTTGCAATATCGCTTGGGTAACTCCAATTTATAAGCAAGGTAAAAAAGTATTTGATGAAATCGAAAAGGCTACTTCTAAAAGTGGTCTTTTTGAGTTTAATAGAAGTGATTTAACTATTCAAGGTTTTGGATCTAAAATCAATTTCTTTTCAGGAGAGCGTCCCGATAATATTCGTGGTAATACATTTGATTATCTTATAATTGATGAGTACGCTTTTACACGTTCTGAACTTTGGGACGAAGTACTTTCTGCAACCGTATTAGTAAAAGGCAAAAAGGTAATATTCATATCAACTCCAAATGGTAAGAATCACTTTTACAAAATGAGTTTAATGGCTAATTATGATAATCGATACAAGTATTTTAAATATACTTCTTACGATAATCCAATGATTAACCATTTAGATTTAGATGAGCGTAGACAAAATTTACCTAAACATATATTTGAGCAAGAATACCTTGCCGAGTTTTTGGATAATGGTAGCGGACTTTTCACAAATGTAAACGAGTGTATAAAATTAGCGAATACATCAACTAAATTTTATGGTGGTTTGGATATTGGGCGTGCAGATGACTACACAGTTTTATCAATAGTTAACGAAAATAACGAAATGATATATTGCGATAGGTGGCGTCAAGATGAATGGACAAATATAATTGATAAGGTTGCCAATAAAATAAACGAATACAATGCTACAACTTATGTCGAAGTAAATAACCAGGGTGATGTGTTTTTTGAAATGCTAAAAAAGAAAGTAGGAAACAAGATATTCCCATTTGTAACTACTTCAAAAAGTAAACCGATTATGATTGAAGATTTAGCGGTTCTATTTGAACAAAAGAATATATCTATTTTAGACATTAATTGGCTTGTAGATGAATTAAATGCTTTTACCTATATCTACAACTCTCAAACAAGGAATGTTCAATATACTGCACCCGTTGGAGTTCACGACGATAGCGTTATAAGTTTGTCTTTAGCGGTGCAATCTTGCAAGCATTTGAGAAACAAAGGAAAATTAATGTTCGGATAATCAAAAAAAAAATAAATAATTACGTTATATAAATATGGAAGTTACTATACCAACATCATTAAAAGAAATTACTTGCTTACAACTTCATAAAATTACTGAAGCTGTTAAGCTAATTGACAATGATACGCTTTTAAAAATGACTATCGTGTCAATAGTTTGTGAATTGCAACTCGACAAAGTAGTTAAGTTTTCAATGTCAGATATAAACGAAATTGCAGACAGCGTTTTGAACTTATTAAACTCAAAGCCACAGATTGAACATTTTACAATCGATGGTATAAAGTTTGGTTTTATTCCGAATCTTGACACGATGTCAGGATCTGAATTTTTAGACGCTGAAATGTATTTGAATGTAGATATATTTAAAGCTATGGCTGTTTTATATCGACCGATTAAAAGAGAGAAAAACAAGTTGTACACGATTGAAAAATACAAGGGTAGTGATAAGTATGCCGAGTTAATGCGTAAAGCTCCTGCAAGTGCCTACATAGGTGCAAAGGTTTTTTTTTCGAATTTAACAATCGACTTATTGACAACTATCCCTCAATATACACTAAAAAGTCTAACGAGTTCGGAAGTAGCTCTTTTGGAGAAAAATGGAGTTGGTACATCACAATTGATGAACTCGCTGGAAATGATAGGTTACGATTTAAAGAGGTTGTATCACAACTAAATATTAACGAAATCTTGACGCATATCGATTATTTAAAAGATAAGGCACAAGAAGAAAAATTTAAACAAGAAAATGCGAAACGTTATTTTAGCAGGACTTAATTTAATCGTCGGACATCTAAACGAAGACGATAGAATTAAAACTATATTTTCGGCGAATGAAGATGAATTAGATTTTAACAAAAAGGATTTATACCCTATGGCAAACGTAAGGGTAAATTCAAACGATTTCAATTCTAACGATGTAACATTTGAGGTTACAGTTGTTGATCAACGAGATACAAATAAAAGAGCGATTACGAATAAGTTTAATGGTAATGATAACCGATGGGATAATTGGAGTTTAGCTTACGACGTATTAAGAAGCATTATAAATAAGACTGAAAGATTACAGAATGACGAAAACATTTCTTTTGTAACGAGTTCAAGTCCGTTATTAATAGATAACGCATTTGCTAACGGATTAGATGGGTATTCTGTTTTGATTACTTTGAACTTCCCTAATAGATTATGTTAGATAGAACGGAAACAAATAAGGTACTTACTAAATTTACGAAATATGTCGTAAGTCAATCTCGTGCTAATTTAACACGTAAGAATAAAAACGTAAAGGGCAAGCTATACGATAGCATAAAAGGAGAGGCTACTACTTCAAAAAATAGTATAGGACTTTACTTTGAAATGGAAGAGTACGGAGCGTATCAAGATAGCGGAGTAAAAGGTAAAAGTAGCGGAAATTCATTAAGCACTTTTAAGCAAGGCGGTTTCAGATTCGGAACGGGTACGGGTAAAAAAGGAGGACTAACAGAAGGCATTAACCAATGGGTAAAAGATAGACGCTTTCAATTTAAAGATAGAGAGAGCGGAAGGTTTTTAAGTTACGAACAAACTGCTTTTATTATAACTCGAAGCATTTGGCAAAAAGGAATTGAGGCGACTCGCTTTTTTAGTAAACCTTTTGAAGTTGGTTTTGATAGGTTGCCTGATGAATTGGTAGAGGCTTATGCTTTAGACGTAGAAAAATTGTTAAAAGAAACAACATTTAAAAAATGAAAAAGATATTTATAAGAAGTCCGTATTTTATTGAAGTAGATGAGGTAGGGCAAACTTCTGCAAAGATAGAAGTATTTTTGTGGAATAAAGGAACTACTGAACCAACAACTCCAAACTATACTTTTACAAAGCAAGTACCGAGTCCGACACAAACAAAGTTATCGTGGAATGTTTCTAATTTAGCACAAGGATTTATTAAGCCTATTGCACCATTTAACGTAATAGAACCATTAGAGGAGCAAGTTGATACGTGGTGTTATATGCGAGTTATAAGCTATTCAGATGATGTTGAGGTATTAGATGAATTGTACATATGTTTAAACGGATATACTTCTTATTTGAGTGGTTATAATCAAGGCACAGACGCAGAAGTTATACTACTTGCGAATGAAGATATAAAAAACTACGTTAAAGATTTTGCAACTACTTATGTTAATGTTTTTTTTGATGCTGGAACTTACACTTATGAAACTTCATCTGAAACATTTACAATTATAGTAAGTGAAGCAACTATGTATAAATTGCCAATTTTAGGTATAAACAATTACATAGATGAAGTATTTTATATTAATGCTGAAGAACTTTGCGAGCCTATTTATACGCCTGTTGTTTGTACTTATATTAATCGTTATGGCGGTTGGCAGTATCTTACTTTCTTTAAAGCTAATCAGCAAGGTATAGACGTAAAATCTAAAGACTACAACCTATTACCTTCATCAATCGATTATAATCCATTACAAGGCGTAAAACAGCGTTTTAACTTTCAAGGTACACAAAAGATAAAATGTAATACGGGGTGGGTAGATGAAAATTACAGCGAGTTAATTCAAGATTTAATGTTAAGTCAAGTAGTTTTATTAGATAACAAGCCAGCAATAGTTAAGAGTCAATCATTTGATATTAAAACGCATTTAAAAGATAAGAACATTAACTACGAAATTGAGTTTGAATTTAACTACGGACTAATAAACGATGTGATATAATGGTAGCACTTTACATTTACATAGATGGAATAGCTAAACGTATTGAATTATTTGACGATGAAAAGATTTCAGTAACTTCATCGGTGCAGGATATTGCCGATGTATCAAAAGCTAAAACAGATTTTACACAAAGTTTTACTATACCGGCAAGCACTACTAATAATGAAATATTTAAGCATTGGTACGAAAGTAGTTTAGATGGTGGCTTTGACCATAGAGTAAAGTATAACGGATATATTGAAATCGATACACGTACTTTTAGAGATGGTGCGTTTGCTTTAAACGATGTGAAGTACAAAGACAATATGGTAGATTCATATTCGATTGTATTTTATGGTAAGGCAAAGAATATAAAGGACATTTTAAAGGAAGATAAACTTGCTGTTTTAGATTTCAGTAGTTTAAACCATACTTTTACAAGTACGGAAGTAATTAATAGAATTACAAGCAATACTTACGATGTATCATATCCGTTATTTGCAAATGATAGAATTTATAATTATGGCGGTGGCGGTACTAACGACATTACAATTAATGCTGGCTCTATAAAATGGAATACATTATTTCCAGCTATACCATTATCAGTTATTTTAGAAAAAATAGCGGACACTTACGACTTAAATTTTACGGGTGCTTTTTTAGATTATCCACAATTTACAAAGTTATGGATGTTGTTTAAGAATGCACAAACATTTTTGCCAAAAATATCTCCAATAAAAGTTAATTTTACAGCAAAAAGTAGTACAGATTTTACTGAATTAGATTTAACAACTGATGAGATAGGTTTTATGATAAGACCTGAAATTAACGATTTTAGATATATAGGTGTTTCAGTTGCTACTTCAAGTTCAGAGCCTTATGATATTTTAATTTATAAAAACGAAGTTTTAATTAATTCTTTTGTTAATATTGTTGGTAATAGTGGAACAAGAGGATTCTTTAATGGAACAATTACAACGCAAAATATAGAAGATAAATATACTATTTATGTGAGTTCAAGAGCTGGCTTTTCATTTACAACTCAAGTTGTTTATGATGGTGGTATAGGATTTGACAGCATTAACTATACAGCAACAAGTCCACTTCAGACAGTTGTAGGGACTATTGATGTAGGTGGTTATGCTCCTGATTTGAAACTAATTGATTTAATTACTGGTTTAATAAAAATGTTTAACCTTGTTATTATTCCAACAGATGAAACAACATACGAGTTAATTCCTTTAGAGTTATACTACAACGATGGGCGTTACAATGATATAAGTGCGAATGTAATATCTGATGACATTGAGTTAAAGAAAACTTCGATGTATAAAAATATTAATTTTAAATATCAAAAAAGCGAAAATATATTAAACACAAAGTTTAACGACTTGTTTTTATCAACTCGAAACTTTGCTTATGGTGATTTGGCATACGAGCAAATTGATAGTTTAGAAAGTTCAACATTTAGCGTAGATTTACCTTTTGAAAATGCTATGTATGAAAGAAAATCAAATAGCGATTTTCAAACCATTACATTTAAAAAGATTGATTTAGCTAACTATTTACCGAAGCCTTTATTAATGTATGATAATGGAGTGCAGACAGTAACTCCAAACATTAGAATTGATTTACTTACGGGTGGGCATAGTAATATAACACAATACAGAAGATTTTCAAACGATTATAATAATGGAACTATTCTTACTTTAAATTGGGGTGAAGAAATATCTACTTGGTATTTAAGTTCAGCATCAAACGGACTATACAAAAGACACTACGAAAATTATTTGGGTAATATCTTCAATATCAAAAGTAGATTAGTAATCGTGAAATGTTACTTCAATCCAGTAGAGTTAATTGATATTAAATTAAACGATAGAATTATTATTCGTGATAAAAAATACACGATTAATAAAATGACAACCGATATTACAAGCGGAGAAACTACAATGGAATTGCTAACAGATTATCGTAGTGGAATAGTTCCAATAGGTAACCGATTCTCTTTTGAGCCATTTTATGAAGTTGATAATGCAGAAAGAACTATTGAGATTTTATTATTAAGGAATGTAAGTCCGTTAATATCGTTGCAATCTTCTTTATATGGGTGGATTAACTACATTAATACGGACTATTATAATGACACAACCATAAGAGTAGATATATCACAAAATACAACAGGTTCGCAACGTATAGGATATATTACTGGAAAATGGAATAATGAATTTGGAGTTGCAATAAACATCGAAATACCAATTATACAAAATGCTTAAACTAATAATCGAGCTATTAAAGATAGCACCAAAAGGGGAATGCGAAACGATTGATTTCGCAAAAGGTAAATACAAATTTCCAGAGAATTTTAAAGAACTTAAAGACTATAACAAATGGCGATTACAAAAGTAATAGAAATAGATGTTGACGAATTAAAAGCGTTAGGTGGACTTGACAACTTAAATAAGGCGGTACAACAAACAGACAAAAGTACAGCAAGTTTAAAGACTCAAATTAAAGAAGCTACTATTGAATTAGTAAACGCTCAAAAAGAATTCGGGGACTATTCAGAGGCTGCTTTAAATGCTGCTAAAAAAGTAGCAACTTTAAAAGACCAAATTCAAGAGGCTCAAGAAACTTCTAAATTGTTTGATCCCGGTGCAAAGTTTCAAGCCGCTACTGGTGCTATTGCTGCGGGTGCAAATGCAATACAAGGTTATCAAGCATCTTTAGGTTTGTTAGGAGTTGAGGGAGAAGCTGCACAAGAAACTCTTTTAAAAGTTCAATCTGCTATGGCACTCTCTCAAAGTTTGTCAGGTATTGCGGATAGTGCTAAAGACTTCAAGCGTTTGGCTGCGGTTGCTCAACAATATACAATTGTTCAAAAAGCAATTACAGCGGGGCAATGGTTATGGAATGCAGCACAAGCTGCGAATCCTATCGGTGCAATTATAGCAGCGGTTGTAGCTCTTATTGCAGCGGGTGTAGCTTTGACAAAATACTTTATAGATAATTCAGAGGCTGCAAAACAAAACTCCGCAGCAGTTGAAAAAAATAGAGTGGCACTTGAAAGTCAAAATAAAACACTCGAAAGAAATTCAGAGCAATTTGATAAAAAGCAAAAGCAAGAGCTTGCACTTTTAAAAGCAAGTGGGGCAAGTGCCGAAGCTATAAGAAAAAATGAATTAAGACTTATTGACGAAAAAATAGCTTATGAAAAATCTGAACGTGCTATTCGTCAAAATACATATCAAAAAGAATTAAACTATTTAGCGAGTTTAAAAGCTGCGGGTGCTGATGAAGAACAAATTAAAAAACAAACTGAAATAGCAAGTGATGCAATTAAACAATATAACAAACAAAATCAAGATGTTCAAAAGGCACTTGACGAAAAGAAAGACATACAAGATAGACACAATGTAGAAATTTTAACAGCTCAAACTTCAAGTGCAAAAGAAATAGCACAAAAAAGAAAAGAAGAAAGGGACAAAGCACGTCAAGAGTTAAAAGACCAACAAAAGAAAGACCTTGAAGAAATAAAGAAAATTCAACAAGAGGCTGTTAAGGCAAACGACGATAGCGTACTTACTGAACGTGAAAAGGAGCTTAATGATTTAAAAATTAAAAACGATGCTAAATTAGCACTTCTAAAGAAATACGGAAAAGATACTACCGAGCTTGAAATTCAAATGATGAATGAAAAGAACGATATCGAATTGAAGTATGATGAGCAAGAGCGTAATCGTAAAAAAGAGAAAGACGAAAAAGACGCAAAGGAATTAGAAGAAAAAAAGCTAAAAGACCAAGAAAAGAAATTAGAAGAACTTGAATTAAATAAAGAATTTGAAGCTTTAACTTTTGAGGAGCAAAGAGAAATTTTAGCCGAAAGAGAAACTGCATTAATTGAAGATAAACTTTTAAGCGAAGAGCAAAGAACTAAATTACAAGAAGAGTTTTCAAAGGCACGTGAAGAAATTGACAAAAGAGAAGCACAAGCTAAAAAGCAAAATTTAGAAGTTGTAGGTAGTGCGTTAAGTATGGCATCTGACCTTTTAGGAGAAACAACAGGAGCGGGTAAAGCATTAGCAGTAGCTTCAACAACAGTATCTACTTATTTAGCTGCACAACAAGCATACGCATCTCAATTAATTCCGGGCGACCCCTCATCTCCTGTAAGAGCGTCGATTGCGGCGGGTGTGGCTGTAGCGGGTGGACTTATGAATGTAAAGAAAATATTATCGGTTAAAACTCCGGGTGGTAAAGGTGGAGGTGCAACTGCTCCAAGTGGTGGTGGAGGTGGTACTACTGCTGCACCGAGTTTCAATGTAGTAGGTAATGCTGGTGTAAATCAAATAGCCAATACTTTAGGAGGAACGCAACCACCAATTCAAGCGTATGTAGTGGCAAATAATGTAACTACGCAACAAAGTTTGGATAGAAACATAGTAAGTAACGCAAGTTTAGGATAACAAAAAAGCCACTCGTTAAGGGTGGCTTTAATGATTAATAACTAAAAAAATTCAAACTATGGAAAAATGTCTTTGCAAATATAAACATTTTTACAATTCAATATGTAAAATAAACTTTTTTTTTCGTTAAATAAATATGGACACATACGTAATTAGATTTAATCCAAAAAAAAACAAGGGCGTTTATGCAATTTCTTTAGTTGAAGATCCAGCTATTGAAGAGTATTTTGTGCAAATGTCAAAGGTTTATGAAGTAAAATTAGCAGAAATAGACAAAGAGAAACGTTTATTTATGACTCCTGTACTTATTCCTGACCAAAAAATATTAAGAATTGACGATAATGGCAACGCTTTTAATATTGTTTTTCCAAAAGAAACCATACAATTAGCACAACAAGAGTTTCAAAAGCGTGGTTTTCAAAATGAAAGTACACTTGAACACGATATAAATCTAAAATTAGAGGGTGTAACCTTTGTTGAAAGTTGGATAAAAGAAGATGATGTACACGATAAAAGCGTAATGAAAGGATTTAACCAACCTATTGGTACGTGGTTTACTATTTTTAGAGTTGATGATGATGAGGTTATGGCTAAAATAGAGGCGGGTGAAATCAAAGGCGTATCAATTGATGGAGCTTTTGAATTAGAAGAGAATGTAAATTTAAAAACAGATATGAATTTAGAAACTATTTTAACAGCGATTAAAGAAGGCTTTGCCTCTCTTAATCAAACACAAGTTAAGTTAGGAAAATCTATGACTATCGACGAGCAAGCGGTTTTCTTTGAAGGGGAAGCGTTAGCGGTTGATACAATGGTTTTTGCTGATGAGGCTATGACGGAAGCACTTACTGCTGGAACTTACGAAATCGACGAAATGATGGTCGTAGTTACAGAAGGCAAAGTTGCTGAACTTACTGAAAAAGAAGCTGAACAACCTGAGGCGGAAGCTGAGGTAGAAATGGCTGATGACTCGGTTGAAGCTAAAGTAAACGAAATTATGCAGGCTTATGTAGGCGAAATTGCTAAAGCTGTAGCTGCACAATTAGAAGGGTTTAAAGCTGAAATGAAAAAAGAAGAAGCGGAAGTTATTTTAACTAAAGCTACTCCAATTCATACAGAGGTTGCAGAGCCTAAAAACTTGCAAGAGAAATTTTTATTAGAATTACAAAAACAAAATTAATATGCCAACAACAGTAACTGTAGGTTCAAACTACAATGGTAAAGTAGCTGGTGGTCTTTTCCTAAAAGCGTGGAAAGAAGCTGACACTTTAAAAAACAATTTAGTAACAATTTATCCAAATGTAAACTCTAAACTTTCTTTAAGAAAATTAGAAACTACAAACGGAAGACGTGAGTACACTTGTGGACACACTCCAGCGGGTTCAATTACTTTAGCTGAAAAATCAATCACTCCTACAAAATTCAAAGATGATTGGGATTTATGTAAAGAAACTTTTAGAGCTACTTGGACTGCTGACGAAATGGGAGCAAGTGCTGCTAACGATGTTTTCCCTAAAGAAATCCTTGACGGAATTATTGCATCTAAATTAGCAAATGAAGCATCTTATACAGATGACAACATTTGGCAAGGTGTAGACGCTACAAATGGTTATGATGGTTTCTTAACTCAATTTGCTGCTGATGTTAATATCGTAACAGTTGATGGTGAGGCTATCGACAAAACAAATGTTATCGCTGAATTAGAAAAAGCGGTTGCAGCTATTCCTTTAGCAATTAGAAGAAGAACTTTAAACATTATGGTTTCTCCTGATGTTGCACAAGCGTATAACTTTTACCTTATCGACAAAGGAACTACTAACGGATTAGGTGGTAACGCTAATACTGAATTAGTTTTCGGAAAACATAGATTAGTAGAAGTAGGTGGTTTACCTGAAGCTACAATTGTAATTGCTGAAACTGGTAATTTAGGATTTGTAACGGGTGCTTTAGAAGATCACAACTCAATTCAAGTAGTTGACGAAGATGCTATCGGATTGTTAACAGGAAAAGTAAGAGGTACAATGGTTTATAACGTAGGTGTTATCTACGTTTATGCTCCGGAGATTGTATGGTACAGAATTCCTGAAGCTTAATATTAACATAAAGGCTCGTTAATTCGAGCCTTTTTAAAAACATATAAATATATGAGTTGTGATTTTATTACAAAAGGAAAAAAAGTAGCGTGTTTAGGTGCGGTTGCTGGTGTTAAAAATATATTTATTGGTTTATATGCTGACTATGGAATTACTGCGACTGCTCAAGTTGTAGCATCTTTAGGAACGTTAGACGAAACCTTTAAATACGAATTTTCAAGTAATACGCAAGGATTAACAGAAACGCCTAATATCAATTGGGATAACGGAACGAAATTTATTTCGCAAGTTTTAGTTGGTAATTTACCAATTTTAGACCCTGAAACTCAAGAAGAGTTATCATTAATGATGCGTAACAGAATTGTAGTTTTCGTTGAGGACTATAATGGTAACATCAAATTAATGGGTTACAAAAACTCTGCTAAAGCTACGAATGGTAGTGCAGTTACGGGACTTGCAAAAGGTGACTTAAATGGATTTACATTTGAGTTCACAGCAGAAGAGCCTGACTTTGCTCCGTTTTTAAGTTCAACTGCTAAAACAGCATTGTTGGCAACGGTACAAAATTCATACATTGGAGAAACTCCAGTAGTTTAATTTTATCTTCCATTTTTTTTAAACCGCTCTAATTAATTTTAGGGCGGTTTTTTTTATGTAAAAAAATTAAACTATTACGTTATTAAAGTATGGACTATTTTATTACTTCAAGCGAAACACATAATTTAAGATTTTTACATAGGGTTTACGAGCCTATTGTAACATTAACTTTATGTCACGAACTTACAAATACTAAAAGCGTTATAAGTGGAATTGAGTGCGAATTATCAGACGGTTATAGTTTGATAACATTCGTTTTTGATTTTATCTTAAACGGAACGTATACGCTTGAAATTACAAATAATAGTACACTAATATACAGAAGTAAAGCAAAAGCAGTATGAAATTAGAAGTTTTAAAATTAGCAAAGGAATATATTAGACCTGAAATTAAAGAAAGTCCAAACAAAGACTTTGTTATGAATGGGGAAAATAACCAAATGTATAAAGATATTATAGCGAGTTATTACGGAAGTCCGACAAACTCTGCTATTATCGATTCTTATGCACGTTATATTTATGGATTAGGTTTAAATATTAAACAAAATTTTATATCTAAAACGGATTTAAGAAAGATTTGTTTTGATATGGTATTGTTTGGCGAGGCATCATTTGAAGTAACTCCTAAAGGTAATCTTTACCACATTGAAAAGAATAAACTTTTACCTAATAAGGCAGAAGATGGGGAAATAAGAGCATATTGGTTTTGCTTTGATTGGGATAATCAACAAAAATACCCACCTAAAAGAATACCAACTTACGGATTCGGTAAGAAAACCGAAAATCAAGTCTTTGTTATTAAAGCAAATAATGTAGGGCAGTTCTATTTTGGTAATCCTTCTTATATTTCAGCGTTACCATATTGCGAAGTAGAGAGCGAACTTGCAAACTACTACGTTAACCATATAAAAAACGGAATGAGTTTCGGACACGTTATCAATGTGAATGGTGGCAAGCCTGAAAGTGAAGAAGATTTAAACAAATTTAGTCGACAAATTAGAAACCAATTAACTGGTAGCACAAATGCGGGTAAATTTCTTTTGTCTTTTAATGATAATAAAGAAAGTGAAACTACAATTTCAGCTTTGCAAGTTTCAGACGCACACAAACAATATGACTTTTTAACGCAAGAAGCTCAAAATAAAATATGTATTGCTCACAAAGTTGTATCGGGTGCTATTTTAGGTATTACAAAAAGTACAGGATTCAGTTCAAATGCTGATGAAATAGAAACCGCTTTTAACGAAACGTATTTAAATGTTATACAACCTATTCAAGAAAACATTATTGACGCAATAGAGTTTGTAAAAGGGTTAACAGGATTGGAGTTTTTGAGTTTAAGACAAAAGCAAACTCCTGAAACTGCATTAAGTTTATCAAAAAAAAAAGAGGGAACTGATTTAATAGCTGATGAGTTAATTAATTTAGGTGAAGAAATTAATGATGAGGAATGGGAATTGATTGATGAAGTTCCAATTAGTGGAGAGCCTACATTTGGAGAGTTAGAATTAAAACTTGCAAAAGTACCGAGTTCTTTTCCAAATGTAACAAGTGAACAAGATACAAGCCTTTTTAAAATACGTTATTCGTATGGTGGTAATCCGGAAGGTCAAAGAGAATTTTGCAATAAAATGATAAAAGCTAATAAGGTTTACAGAAAAGAAGATATTGAATTAGCAGGTAGTAAAGTTGTTAATCCGGGGTTCGGTCCTGAAGGTGCAGATACTTATAATTTATTTTTCTACAAAGGCGGAGTTAATTGTAAACATTTTTGGATGCGTAAAATTTATTTAAGAAAAGGTAATAATTCAATTTCAGTAAATGAAGCTCGTAAAATGATTTTAGCTTTAGATCCAGCAGATAGGCCAAAGGCAAAGTGGGAAGAAAATGATAAGTTAGTAGCACAACCAGCACAAGCAAGTAATAACTATTTTAGATTAGAATAATGATAGTACTTTTAAGAGATAACGAAATAACAGAAAATACTCCTTTAGGTGGGAATATTGATGTAGATAGATTGCGTCAATGTATTATTGACGCTCAAATTACAAGGCTTGAGGAATTGTTAGGCGAAGATTTATACGACAAGATTTGCAACGAATACGACGCTGAAACTTTAGAAGGTGATTACTTGACACTTTACGAAAATTACATTAAACCTTTTTTAATTCGTCAAGGTGCTTTAGAGTTTCTAAAGATTGGAGCTTTTACAATTGGAAACAATGGAATTGCTTTACCAACTCCCACTAATACTTCGGCAATTGATAGTAAAATGTTATCAAATTTAGTAAGCGAAATGAGAGCAAAAGCGGATATGTTTGCCGAACGTATGTATAGATGGCTTTGTAAAAAGAATTTACCCGAGTGGCGTTGTAGTAGTGACAATGTAGTAAATCCAAACAAGCCGAGTTTTGGTAGTTGGTTTTTAACAAACGAGTTTATCGACGAAGATATATATGTCAGAAATATTTTAAATAATAAATTATAAACAAAATGAAACACAAAGATTATTTTAACGGAGCAAATCAAGGATTAGCTTCTTTCGGTCAATTTGGATTAAGATTATTAAATGCTGAAGCGTCAATTGAAAACGAAACTTTTGTAGCTATTCAAGTTTTAACAGATGCTGTTATTACTTCAAAATTAAAACCATATCCAACACCTGACAGCGAAATAATAGGAGATACAGATTTAACAAGTTTAGCACTTACTGCTGGAACTATTATATATGGTAGATTTTACGATGTCGATGTAGAAAGCGGAAAAGTAATCGCATATAAAGGATAAATTATGTTAGGATTAGGAAATAGTTTAATACATAACAATAGGGTAAAAAGAGGTGCTGTTTTGCCTTCAAATATTATAGTTCCTGTTGTAAGTGGTACTAATACTGTTGGAAGTATTTTAACTACTACTAACGGAACGTGGAGCGGAAGTACTCCTATTACTTATACCTATCAATGGTTAAGAAATGGTAGTAATATAAGCGGTGCAACTTCATCTACTTATACTTTAGTTACTGCTGATACTTCAAATGTTGTATCTTGTAGAGTAACTGCAACCAACTCTGTAGGTAATGCAAATGCAACTTCTAATAGTTTGACAATTTATGAAGCGGAATACAAATCTATTTTAGATTATGCAACAACGCAAGGTTATACTTTGCCGAGTACTGCACAAAGGCTGAAACAAAATACTTTATTGAGTAGTTTGAAAACTTCGGGAGTTTGGAATAAACTTGATACGTTTGCAAATTTTGCTACAGATGGAAGTAGTTCTTTTGCCTTAATTGATTGGAAAAGAGTATCACTTTTAACTGCTGTTAATAGTCCAACTTTCACAACAAATGAGGGATTTACAGGAAATGGTACAAGTAGTCATATAAACACTAATTTTACACCATTTTTAAATGCTTCAAATTATCAGTTAAATAATGCAAGTAGATATATTTATATTTTTACACCTACAGCAAATGACAGAGTTGATGGAAATGTTATAGATACTAATGGTATTAGATTAGGAAACTTTAATACTCAAAGATTGAATTCAGGAAGTAATACTTTAAATAGCTCCTTTGAATATACTTCTGTAAGAGGTATGAAATCAATTCATAGAACAAGTTCTACTAATTTAACTTTAGCTAACAATAAAATTTCAGCAACAAGAACTTCAACATCAACTGCTTTACCAAATTCAAGTCAATTTATATTAAGACAAGCTTTTATATATAGTACGTCTAAAGTATCTATGTATGCTATGGGTGCTTCTTTGGTTACTGAAAATAATGCTTTTGTTGATGCTTTTGATACTTATGTAAACTCTTTATAATATGTTAGTACTACACCCAAACACAGAACAATATAACACATTAAATGGTTATAAGAATAACGCATCTGAACTACTTTTTGTAAAAGATGGTAGCGATAGATGGATAGTTGGAATTGAAGTCTTAAACGACGAAAATTTTACTGCAATTCATAACCAATTAGACGCATTAGAACGGATTGAATACACACCCATAATCGAATAACCTACTTAACCTATGATTACCACTAAAACACTAATTATTATTTTAACAACATTCTTTATATTTATAACGCCAATACTCGGGCTATTGGCGTTAATATCGTTTGCTGTTTTGTTTGATACAATTTTCGCAATTTATGTAAGTATTAAATTAAAAGGAATTAACTCTTTTAAAAGCACAAAACTTTTCAATATAGTTGTAAAAACTTTCTTTTATATGGGAAGTATTATATTTGCTTTTATGATTGACAAATATATTTTAGAAGGAAAGCTTTTTGACATACCTTATTTAATATCAAAAGTACTTACATTTGTATGGATTTATATTGAAGTTAAGTCAATAGATGAAACTTCTATGAAGTTGGGCAACCGATCACTTTGGGTAATTGTTAAAGAAATTATATCTAAAGGAAAAGATTTGAAAAAGGATATTAACGAAATAAAAGATTAATGCTTTCACAACTTTACGAAAATTTTAAGAATATGGATAAAATAACACTTGAAAGAATCAAAACTGCACACCCTAAAATTAAAGACGAGTTAAACGTATATTATACCGAGTGTAATAATATGTTGCCAAAAGGCGTAAGATTGCGTTTTAGTCACGTTTACAGAAGTCCAAAAGAGCAAGATGCACTATTTAACCAAAAGCCGAAAGTTACCAACGCTAAAGGGTGGCAAAGTATTCACAATTACGGACTTGCTTTTGATTACGTTATACTTTTAGACAAAGACAATAACGGAACTTTTGAAAGTGTAGATTGGAACGTAAACAATGAATATCATAAAATCGTAATATCATATTTTAAAAGCAAAGGTTATGAGTGGGGCGGAGATTGGAAATTTAAAGATACGCCACATTTTCAAAAGTCTTTCGGTTTTGATTGGAAAACATTAAAAGCAAGAGTAGATAAAGGTATCACAATTAGTGATGGCGGTATTATTTATCCTAAAATATAAAATATTCGTCCCAAAAATGTGTTATATTTGGAACAAAATAGCCTTTAATGTTCGTAATAACAAACATAAATAATTATGAAACCAAACAAAAACAGACGTTATAGGTTAAATAATGCTGAAGTCAGAAAGTTAGGACTTGAATTTAATTTAAGAAATAGATACAGACTTTCAAAAGAGAAAGAAGTTGAACTACTAAAACTTCGAGAGCCACAACATCAAATAAGAAGATTGTTCTTTGATATTGAAACAAGTCCAAATATATGTTATGCGTGGCGTATAGGTTACAATTTATCTTTACAGCCTCACGATATAATCGAAGAACGAAAAATAATTTGTATATCGTACAAGTGGGAAAGTGAAGATAAAATAAATAGTTTAACGTGGGATTCAAACCAATGCGATAAGCAAATGTTAATAGATTTTGTAAACGTTGCAAATACTGCTGATGAATTAATTGCTCACAATGGTGACCGATTCGACATAAAATGGATTCGAACACGTTGTATATTTCATAGAGTGCCAATGTTTCCACAATATAAAACTTTAGATACTTTAAAAAAAGCTAAAAATGGATTTAATTTTAACAGCAATAAACTCGATTACATAGCACAATTTTTAGGAGTAGGGGCAAAGGTTCAGCATAGAGGTTTTGATATGTGGAAAGACGTTTTAAAAGGCTCTAAAGAAGCAATGAAAGAAATGGTTGTTTACTGCGAGGGTGACATTATAGTATTAGAAGATGTATTTTTGACAATGCAAAACTACATTAAACCAAATACACACGCTGGCGTATTAGGTGGTAACTTAAAATACAGTTGTAGTTGTTGCGGTTCAGAAAATGTAACTTTGCTTAAAAACAATGTAACAGCTTTAGGTACTATTAAAAGACTTATGCAATGTGATGACTGCGATAGTACTAACGAAATAGGAAATTCTGCTTATATGAATTATTTAAAATTTAAAACAAATAGCTTTTTATGAAAATACAAATCGAGGCACACAAAAAAAAGCATAGTTTTGAATGTGACTATGACGACATAACAACAGAGGAAATAATTGAAATAATCACAAATTTACTGATTAGTGCCGGTTATGATTATCAAAATATTAAAGATGAATTATGAGTGATACAAAATGTAGCGGGTTTAATTGTCCGTTAAAAGACAACTGCAAAAGGTACAAGGCGATAGGTGGGAATTGGGAATATTATTTTACAGAAGTACCTTATAAAGATGGAAAATGTGAGTTTTTTTTAGGTGATGAATCTAAAAGCACATTAAAGAAAATAATTTTAGGTTGTTTAGTTTTACTTTTCGTTTCTTGCGGAACTATAAAAAAGTCAAGTTCAGTTGTCGAGGAAAACAAGACAACTGAAACCGATATAACAAAGTTTAGTAATTCGTTTACTTTAGAGCCTGT